TGATGCTATGAACAACCGAGCAGTTTCAATAAGAGCAAGATTGCTCAATTTGGCGAAGAAAGAAGGAATTGATTTTCAACTTATCATCATCCGTTTTTTGCACGAACGTTTATTATATCGGCTATCGGTTTCTGATTATTCTCAGCAATTAATTTTAAAAGGCGGAGCATTTATTTATGCCATGCAAGGACTAAAAAGTCGACCGACAATAGATGTTGACTTACTGGGAACACAAATATCAAATGATATTGAGATACTTTGTGAGGTGTTTAGAGAAATTTGCATTGTAAAGTCTGAAGATGAAGTGGTATTTAATCAGGAAAGCGTTGTTGGAGAATTGATAACCCAACAAGACAAGTATAATGGAATTCGCCTTTATATCGATGCAACTTTTCATACTATTCGACAGCGTTTACAGATTGATGTTGGTTTTGGTGATATTGTTTTTCCGGTAGTACAAGTATTGGAATATCCGATATTGTTGGACGATATGCAAGTTCCGGTTATACTGGCATATTCAAAAGAAACAGTGATTGCCGAAAAGTTTCAGGCAATGATAGAATTATCGGTAGCCAATAGTCGAATGAAAGATTTCTATGATGTGTACAAATTATTAGTTGAAAACGAATTTGACAACGACACATTAGAAGAAGCAATTAAAGCAACTTTTGAAAACAGAGGGACTTTGTATACTGAAAATCATGCGCTGTTTACAGCTGAGTTCGCAACTAATCTGCAAAGAAAAAGAAGTTGGACAGCGTTTCTAAACAAAATAAACAGAGACAAGAAACTGGAATTTGAAGAAGTTCTGCGGTTAATATCTGAGAAGTTAATGCCTTCCTGGGCGAAAATGAAAGAGATATAAGACAATATCAATTCATAAAATTTCAACTTTGAACAGATGAACGAAAAACAAACACAACAAATCCAACTCTTTAAATCTGTTTTCAGAGGCAGAGAAGATGTGTTTGCTTTGCGTTGGGAGAATGGAAAGAAAAGTGGTTATATGCCAGCATATACATACGATCCGTACTTATATCGCGCTCATAAAATGAGAGGTGGTACTTTTCAAAATTATCCAGACAAAAGATATTTACCTTTATCTGATAAAGAAATTGAGAAGCATTTGAAGGGAGAACAATTAGTCGGAATATACCCATTACTTCAAGAAAATACTTCTTGGTTTATTGTGGCTGATTTTGATGATGATAATTGGTTAGAGGAATGTAAGACTTTTTTGAAAGTTTGTCATGAGAACGAAATTCCTGCCTATTTAGAACGTTCCCGTTCAGGGCAAGGCGGTCATATTTGGATTTTCTTTGAACAACCATATCCAGCTATCCGAATCCGAAAAATTATTCTGTCATTACTAGAAAAGTCAGGTGTTTTTTCAGTATTCGATAAGTGTTCGAGTTTTGATAGATTGTTTCCAAATCAAGATTTTCTTTCAGGAAAAGGATTGGGGAATCTTATTGCATTGCCATTGTACAAAAAAACAGTTGAACAAGGTAATAGCTGCTTTCTTGATATAGATACTTTTCAACCAGTTCAGGATCAGTTTGAATTTCTGAAAAATATCCATCGAATAACAATTGCGAAGCTTGATGAACTTTACCAATCAATTTCGACTTTAACGAATTCATCACCGTGTAATCTAATCACAACAAACTCGACATCTACAGAACTAATATCTAATAAACTAACAATCACATTGAATAATGTGGTCAAGATCAATAGAAACGGCTTGTCAACTTTATTGATAAACTTTTTAAAAGAAGAACTGAATTTTGCAAACACTGAATTCTTTATTAAAACGAAAGCTGGCAAGAACACCTTTGAAACTGACCGTTATTTTAAATTTGTAGAGGAAACTGAGAACGAGGTTATTGTTCCGCGTGGTTTTCTAGGTAAGTTAATACGATTTTGCAACGAGAATAATATCGGGTATATCTTCAACGATACAAGAAAAAAGTTGAAGAATATTGACTTTCAATTCAATGCACAACTTAGAGAACATCAGCAAAGTGCAATAGAAATTGCTTCCAAAAAAGATTTTGGAGTAATAGTTGCACCACCCGGTTCAGGAAAAACGATAGTTGGGCTTAAAATTATTTCGGACAAAAAGCAACCGGCATTAATTATTGTCCATCGCAAACAATTGGTAGAACAATGGATAGAACGTATTGAAACATTTCTGGGTATTCCCAAACATGAAATCGGGAGAATTGGGCAAGGAAAAAGTAAGATTGGCAACAAGATTACTATTGCAACAATTCAAAGTTTATCAAAAGAATTAAACAAGCCTGAATCAGACAGTTTTACAAACTCATTTGGAACTATTATCGTAGATGAATGCCATCATATTCCGGCCAAAACCTATAGAGACACAATTGCCAAACTTCCAACTTATTATTTGTATGGTTTGACTGCTACGCCGTTTAGAAAATATAACGATGGAAAGATTATTTTCTCTCACTTGGGAGAGATTATTGTCGAAATAAAACCAACAGAAATTTCGTCTTACAAACAATCCAAAATTATCATCCGAAATACGGGACTTGATATTCCGTTCAATTCAAAAACTGACCAATTTGAAACACTCTCCAAAATATTGGTTCACGATTCTGCGCGTAACAAATTAATTTTAGAAGATATTTTTGTTGAGTTAAGACTCGGCAAGAAAGTGGTCATTATTACTGAAAGGAAAGAACATATTGATACTTTAAATCAATATCTCAAACAATCGTATGAAACGATAACTTTAAGTGGAGACGATTCGAAAAGCAGCCGAAACTTGAAATGGAAAACGCTCAAAGAAGGCAATTATCAAGTCCTCATCACTACCGGACAGTATTTTGGCGAAGGATCTGATTTGCAAAATGCGAATTCTCTTTTCCTAGTATATCCATTTGCATTTGAAGGAAAACTAATTCAGTATATTGGAAGAGTTCAGCGGTCGGAAATTACACCTACAATCTATGATTACAGGGATATTAAAATTGATTATCTCAATAAACTATTTCTCAAAAGAAATACCTATTATCGCAAAATAGAGAAACAAGCTACATTGTTTGATGAACCAATAGAAGAAGCAACAATTCATAAGAATAGCCGGAAAATAGAACTAAAAATAAAAATTTCCATTGAGGAACTTGATTTTCGTTATGGAAGTGTTGTATTCAAATATGCTATTCCGGAAATACCTGAACCAATAGAATTTGAAATTGAGAATCTTCAAATCAGGCCTGAATTTGAAGTTTTGAAACCCTATTTTGCAAAGACTTTAAACTCGAAGTTTGTTTCATTTGATATTTATGCAGAATTTGAAAATGGAGAAATACTTTCACAACTAGCCACATCTACTGACCTACAGAGAATTAATCAAGAAGTAATCGAAGGTGTTAGATTCAAATTTATCACAAATTCATTTCTTGGCATGAAGCCTCAAACAGATAATAATCTCATGACGGTTGATGAATTATTGAAAAATGAGAGCAGAATTCCTTGCCTTTACAACGATGGTCAGAGCTTATTAAACGATTTGCTGGGTCAAAAGAACTTTAGACATTCAAAACAATTAAGATATTTGGCTAATCGGCATGAAAGAACAATTCTGAAAATTAGGTTTGTTCTAAGTCCTTTTTCTTTTGTATTTTTGCTCTCAGGAGAAAATCAATTCCATATTGTGTTGGAAACTCTTGATACCGAAGAGGCAACATATTTATGGCACATAGAAAAGGATAAAGCACAACTTAAATCCCAATTAAAAGTAATAGACGAACATCTTTCAATTATTCGTAACAAGGGAAGGCAAGCATTCCTTGATATCAAGCCAGAAAATTTCAGTAGAATTCTTCATGACTATTCGGATTCTCAGAAAGGATTTGTAATTTGGAAAGATATGTTGGAAGAGAGGATTAATTAAATTACATTAAAAGAGAAACAAAAATTTATGCCTAAAACAAAAAAAGAATTCATTAGTTTACTTGCTAAACACATGAATACAGATGAAGCTACAACAAAACAATGGGTTGAAGGTTACGCAGATACACTGATTGATATTTTCAAAACGGGTGAAGGAGTTACAGTTGAAGGGTTAGGAGGATTTTATGTAGCCAGAAGGAGTTCGGGAACAGCTTTTAAATTCAATCCGAGCCAGAGAATTCGATTTATACTTGGTTGGAGTTCGACTTTTAAAGAAAAATAATAAAAAGTTGCTTCATAAACATGTATAAAATAAATGGTTGCTAATTCAACAAAGAACTAAGTTAGTTCGCCACAAATTGTATACTGAAAAAGAAAAGGGAATCACAGAATTGTTTTTCCCTTTTCTTGAAGAGATTGATAGTTGACAAGAAAAGATATAATGTGAAATTATCTAAATTCTGAACATTTTCTCAATTCCTTGTAATTTTCCTGCAAGTGCCTGCATATCATTGCTTATTTTACTATCAGTGATCCTGGCATAGATTTGTGTCGTGCGGATATTGGTATGCCCGAGCATTTTACTTACAGTTTCAATTGGAACGCCTTTTGCCAAAGTGATGGTGGTGGCAAAAGTATATATCTCAAAAGCAATAACAGGATAAACGATGTAACCTGCTGACTAAGTGGAGTAATACGCACAAAAACGCTTTGCATTGCTACATGCTAAAAACGCAGATGATAGCGAAGTTAAGCAAGAGTTCCGTTACTTATCCATTACCCTTTTGGGTTTGGATAATGGAATAGAAGAACAGCTTATCCGCTGACAAGACAACTACTTTCGCCACTAAAAGCCGGAAATTTTCGAGGTTTGGTAATAAAAGTAGAAAATGTTGTCAAAAATTGATTGTTATGCGCTGAACTACTGTATTTTGCACGCCGTCAAATAACTCTGTAATTAGTAATTTTAAATCACTAAAAAAAGAGTTATGAAACATGCATTAAAGGTTCTATTCTACCTCAAAAAGAACGAAGCAAAAGAAGATGGAATGTGTCCTGTAATGGGACGAATCACTGTAGGTAAAACAATGGTGCAGTTCAGTGCCAAAATGAATGTCCCTTTATCCCTTTGGGATACTCCTTCGGGAAGAGCAAATGGCAAAAGCAGACTAGCCACAGAACTAAACCGAACCTTAGACAAAATCAACGTGTCTATCAACGCCCACTACAAGGAAATCTTGGAGAACAAAGGGCAGGTCACCGCTGAGCAAGTAAAAAATGCTTTTCAGGGTATTGCCACAGAACAGGAAACCTTGGTCAGGTATTTTGTTCGGCACAATCAGGAGTTTAAGAAACGTGTAGGGATTAATCGGGAGGTGAGCACCTACCAACTATATGATATTTCACTCAAGCATCTGATTAAATTCCTTCGCAAAAAGTACAATTTGTCTGATATTCCATTTAGCTCATTGGACTTCTCATTCATTACATCTTACGACTTCTACCTGCGTGTTGAATTACAACTTAAACCCAACACCATTTTGGGTATCACCCGCACTATGCGTAGGATGATAAAACTTGCAATCCATGAAGGCATTATTACCCGTGACCCATTCGATGGTTATACACCTGAACGACCCAAAGCAGAACAAAAATATCTTACCCGTGCCGAGTTGGATAAAATAATGACCACCCCGCTGGATCATCCGAACCGATACCTTACCCGGGATATGTTTCTGTTCTCCTGTTTCACAGGCTTAGCCTTTCGGGATATGTGTAACCTGACCCAGAAGAACCTTGTTAGAGCCGATGATGGTGTTTTGTGGATAACCACCAGCCGTCAGAAGACAGGAACACCTTGTCATATTCCCTTGCTGGAACTCCCCTTGCAAATTATTGAGAAGTATAAAGGACTCACCAAAGATGATAAGCTACTTTTGATGTTGAGCTGTGGACGCTTGAATGTCAACTTAAAGAAGATAGCTAAACTTTGCGGAATAGATAAACGGTTGATTTTCCACATGGGACGACATACCTATGCGAGTGAGATCACACTCTCTCAAGGCGTTCCCATAGAGAGTGTCAGCCGTATGTTGGGGCATCGGGATTTACGCTCCACACAGATTTATGCCAAGATCACCAATGACAAAATCAACGAGGATATGAAAGCCCTCGAAACCCGAATAGAAAACAAGTACCAATTAGCAAAATAAAAGAAGATGCAAAATGAGAACTTCAAATAAAAACTCTAAAATAGATAAAGCCATGAAACAAGATAGTGAAAATAATAACAGCAACAATATAAAAATCAATAATGATAATATCGATGACAACAATATTGAAGTCAATAACGATAATAATCATGTCAACAAGAATGTCAACAACGATAACAACAAGAATAATAAAACTAATAACAACACAAATAACGATAACCTCAACAAAAAAAGGCGTAGCACCTTTACTGTTTTATTTTACGTGAATCGGGACAAGGTTAAGCAAAACGGCTTATGTCCCGTTATGGGTAGGATAACCATAGATACAAAAGTTGCCCAATTCAGTACCAAAACAGATATAGACTCTACTCTTTGGGATACAAAGACAGGTAGAGCTATAGGTAAAAGCAACCAATCCATTTTGGTAAACCGAGCCATCGATCGCCTTACCAAAGAGATAAATAAGTTTTATACCGAGATGGTAGACAGGCAAGGCTATGTTACCGCCGAGCTGGTCAAAAATGCATTGTATGGTATCGGACGAAAACAAGATATGTTGCTAAAGCTCTTTCATGAACACAACCAAGAGTTCAAGATAAGGGTTGGTGTAAATAGAGTGGAAGATACTTACTCCTCTTACTTACTTTCATACCGTCATCTGTTCAATTTCATAAGACAGAAATACGATATGGAAGATATTGCAATTGACAAGCTCAACCTGAATTTTATTGATGCCTACGACTTCTATTTGCGTGTTGACAGGCAGATGAAGCAAAGCACGATAGTAGGTCATCTGATAATATTAAAAAAGATGATTCGTAGAGCAGTTCATCAAGGAATACTCAACCGTGACCCTTTTGTAAACTATGTAGCAGAACAGCCCGAAAAGTTGTGCAGACATTTGAAATCGGAAGAAATAGATAAAATCATGCAGGTTCATATAGAGTCCAAGAAGGTTTGCCATACACGGGATATGTTCGTTTTCTGTTGCTTCACAGGATTAGCATATTCGGATATGCGGAATCTTTCACAGGGAAACATTACAAAACAAGTGGATGGTAGCTTGTGGATTAGTATCAAACGGCAAAAGACGAAAGGTGAATGCAATATCCGCCTATTGGATATTCCCAGGCAAATTATCAATAAATACCAAAACGAACGTAAGAGCGATAAAGTGTTCAACATGATATCACTTAATTGTATTTGCAAAAACTTAGAGAAAATAGCCGTTTTGTGCGGTATTGAGCATATAACCTTTCACATGGCAAGGCATAATTTCGGGACACATATCACCCTATCGCAAGGTGTCCCGATTGAGACAGTAAGCCGAATGATGGGACATCGGTCAATCGCCACCACACAAATCTATGCCAAGATTACCAACAAAAAAGTAAATGAAGATATGAAGTTGCTTTCAGAACGAATTACCGACAAATATGCAGTCTTTGAGGATAAGACCATGCCTGTAGGTATTAAGCTTAATCAGAATTTCAAACGGAATAAGGAAGAACAACCAAATCAAAAAAATGAAATAACAACAATAAAAGCATACCAAAATCAACAATAACAACACAAAACCATGAAAAGAGGAACAATCATAATAAACGAAAGCGGGGTGTCCATAAATCCGGTAAATGGAACTATTTGGATGACCCGACACGAAATTGCAGACCTGTTTGGGGTAGTTATTTCAACTATTGATGTCAATTTAAAGTTTATTTTCAAGTCGGAAGTGCTCAGAGAACCGGATGTCTGCCACACTCACCGATATGTCGGTAAAAAAGGCATGGAGTGCCAAATTCTGGTTTATAATTTGGAGGTCATAACGGCTTTATCTTACCGATTCAAATCTAAGAATGCTAAGATTTTTAGGGAATGGATTAACAAGAAAATGGTCGAGACTACTTCCAAAATGCGAACCTCAATAGTAGTCCATTGTCAAGATAAGCTGTATTTTTGCTAAAATACGGATGTTGATAACTTTCGATTCGGGCAGACTTCATGAGACATCTGTTTGTCTGTGAGTCTACCCGAATTTTATTGAATCATTGATAAGTGCAGAATAACTTTCTTAACGCTATCGCTAAAAGTTATTTCCGAACTTATCAACAATTGCTTAATAAATTCTCGACAGAATGAATGATTTTAAAAAATGAAAGATTGCCAAGAAGTTATCCCGTTGGTTTAACACCTTGCCAATGAAAAATGGCAGAAGCTTTTAAAGCCTCTGCCATTACCGCATAATGAGCCGTCTTATGACGGCTACTCAATTGATTTTCGATACCCACTTTCTAACATCTTTTCGATGTCTGATTCCTTATAAAGTATTTTTCCACCCAGTTGGATATAGGCAATCCTACCCTGAGTTCTGTAGTCTTGCAAAGTCCTACGGCTGATTTTCAGTTTTTCAGAAACTTCTTTGTCTGTCAGAAACCGTTCTCCATTAAGGTGTGGCTTGCTGTTCTTTACCAATAGGTCAATGTTATCAAGCATCTGTTTTGATGACTTGAAAAAACTCTTAATCCACTGGCTGTCTCTCGTCAATATTTCGTTATTCATATTAGTCAATTTTAGTGGTTTCTTATCAATTCCGTATATAGTCTCCAAAATTTGAAAGTGACAAAGTATCTGATAAGGAATCGTATTTTATTTCTATTCGTTTCTTTGTAGATGAGATGAAAATTCCCATTTCGTCTTGTTCCACCTCAAAGATTGCTGGTGAAGCCTGTTTACTATGTTCGTTCATATGCAGGATGATTATCCAGTACTTGTCGTTACGATTGTGAGTAATGATAACTGTGGGATGTAGATTTATACTTTCCCATATCCCAACAATTACATCCGAATTATTATTTGTATTCATAGATGGTTCATTTAATAATCACTGATTTTCGTGTCAATAGTTCTATATCATTAGGTTTGTAGTAAATTTTGTGATTGATTTGACTGTATGGCAGCGTTCCATTGTCCCTGTATGTTTGAAGAGTTCTTTTTGAAATATTCAAAATCAGACATACATCCTGATTATCCAGCCATTTTTTTAATCCTTTGTCTTGCTTGCTATAGAGCGAGTTCATCTTTTTTTCCAATGCCTCGAATCGGCTCATCATAGCCTCAAATGTGCGGGCTTCAATATTTACTATTTCCATTTCAAATTGCTTTTTAGGTGTATAATTCTCGATTTTTCTGTAAATATACACCCTCATTTATCGAATTATACACATTAAAACAGCAATGACATCATTCGGTTATGATTGGCATCGATTGGCATTTACAAAAAGATAAATTAATTTCGAAACAATAATATTTGAAGAAGAAATATAGTTTGTCTTGTTTATGTGAGATATTATTTGCAATTTTGCGCACTATCAGCGACAAAATTTGTATGACAGAAGCATTAAACCTATCAAAAGAGATTATTTTTCTCTTCATCCGACTCAAACGTTTCCCGGAAAATTTCATTAACCGAGAAAACGGGTAAGTTAAAAAAAATAACTCCAAGAATTTATACATCTAACATGTTGGATTCCTTGGAAAGTATTGTTAAGCGAAATCTTATCGATATTCTGGCCTGGTGCTACCCAAATGCGGTTATCAGCCATCGTAGTGCAAAAAACTCCGTCCCACTGAGGAAGCTGAATTTTTTCTATCTTACAACTTTCGAAAAAAAATATCCGATCTTCTTACCCTATCACTTCAACGCGTAGGAGGATGTCCTCGATCCGTAAATTTGTACGGGTTGAAGTCACATAGACTTAACTTAATTCGGGAAAAGTTGACGAAAGTAAAATAATGACGGGTGACGACGATGCGAGGGGAAAACTCAAGATGTCTTTTTGTGT